AGGCAACCGACACGATCGAATGTATCGGAGGTAGAGAAATAACATATGGGAGAGGATAATAAATCCTCTCTATTTTATAATAATCATTTAGATAACTGTATGAAAAGAGGACTAAGCAAGCTTACCCCCAAGGAGCTATCTATGTTAAATAAGACTATTAAAGGGAAACGGATAGTATCCTTTTATTCTGAAGATGGGGATATAATTAATGAAATGATGCCTTCTTGCGATAAACTTCGAAAATTCAAAATTAAGCATGCTATCATTTATGCACTTGATGGAACAATAGTAAAGCGCATTCCAATCGGTGGCAGAGCAATATATCTTTTTGCAGAGAATCATGGAATAAGCTCAAGAATGAGAGAGGCAATTCGTGAAGAGGCCATGAAACTAAATGACAGTATAAAAAGAAAAGTATTTGAAAGAGACGGTAGATATTGTGCTGTTTGTGGATGTTCTGAAAAACTCTGCATAGATCATATTATTCCTGTATCAAGAGGAGGCTTTACAGTTTTGGACAATCTTCAAGTATTATGTGAGAAATGTAATTTACAGAAAAGCAATATGACAATGGAAGAATTTAAATTATGGAGAAATAAACATGGCACGACCAAATAAAGAAGGGCTAGACTATTTCCCTTTCGATGTTGATTTCTTTTCTGATGAAAAAATAGGCTCAATATCGGGTGAATTTGGCATTAAGGGTGAGATCACCGCTATAAAGCTGCTTTGTGCGATATACCGAAATGGGTATTTCATATTGTGGAATGATGCGTTAAAGATGTCACTGCTTAGAGGTTTACCCGGCATTAGCTTAGAATTACTGGAGCAGATAGTAACACGCTTGGTTAGGTGGGGATTCTTTGAACAGACTCTGTTTAGCACGGTAAGTGTTCTAACTAGCAAAGGTATTCAGGAGCGATATTTCAAGGCTATAAAAAGAAGAAAAGATTCATCTAATTATCCTTACCTACTAGTTAATGTGGACAATAATAAGGTTAATGTAAGCAATAATGACATTAATGTAAGCACAAACCCTATAAAGGAAAGAAAAGGAAATAAAAATAGAGAGAGTCTTAATACGCGTGAGACGCTTTTCGAGAATTTCAAGAATGAGTTATTGGGGGACGAGGAATGGCGCAGATACGCTTGCCAGATATCGGGATTGAGCGTCGCTTTCAATGACCTCATTCCCGGCGAGCTGGATAACTTCCTAGCTTGGATGGTATCCACCGGGGAAGGCGATACGCTAAAAACGATAGATGACGTGAAGAGACGATTCACCTATTGGTGGCAGGGAACAGGACTAAGGGCTTATAATCAAAGACATAATGGAGGAACAAGAAAAGAAACTTTCGGAGGCTATACAAGCCATGCGGGGGCCTACGGAAAAAGAGAGGCTCCAGCAAAAACAGGTGTTCAACCTAGTGAAGAAGCACGCAAGGACTATACAGAACGTTTCTAGGTACGATCTCTCGGACGATACGGAGTACATCAGCCACGCCCGGATGATAAAGGCGCTAGGTTGTAATTACCTAGGGATCGAGAGGCGGCAATTCGAGACAGACAGGGGGAATGACAAGGTTTTGAGATTCCTGTTGTATTATTTCAACGATTGCCCGTTGGCCGAGTCCGTATTCCCGGAGGAGAACTATAAGCTGCACAAGAACCTCCTTATCGTGGGAGATCCGGGAACGGGCAAAACGCTCATGATGCAGATATTCGCCGATTACCTGAAATTGACGGATAACCCCAAACGCTTCGTGAACCTATCCGTGACCCAGATGATGAACTATTACAAGATCCATGGTCACATAGACAGGTTCACGTACAACGAGGAAGCCGGGAAAGGGAGCATGGAAGGGAACCCGTTCGATATCTGCCTTAACGATATCGGTCTTGAGACGGAGAACCAGAAAAGCTACGGCACCAGCCTTGACAGCGTAATAGACGAGTTCCTATACGCTAGGTACGAGATATACCAGTCCCATCAGAAGAAGTATCATATCACTTCCAACCTATCCGTCACGGATTTCAAGAATCGCTTCGGAGCTAGGCTGGTGGACAGGTTCAAGAGTTTTAACGTGATAATCCTAAACGGAGAAAGCAGGAGAAGATAACATGGAAATAACAGAGAGATTGAGAAACACCCCTACCGGCTTTGTTATCCAAGTCGGGACAAACAGGGTGCAAGTCAAGCGCTTCGAGGCAATATACCAAGGGAAAGCGGTCGTATGCAGGGGATGCCTGTTCCGGGGCGATGGAGCTAGGGATTGCGAGTACAGCAAGGCTTGCATGGCCCATCTGAGGCCGGATCATGAGAGCGTAGTTTTTGCTAAAACAAATAAGGTTTAATCATTCATCTATGATGAGAGTAATCAAGATCAAATAATCATGAGCGGAAACAGAAATAAACTTATAGCCTTCAATTACTTTGGAGGTAAATTCACTTGGTTAGAGTATTTGTACGCCAACTTTCCAAGAGATTTCACCCATCTGGTCGATCTGTTCGCCGGAAGCATGGCCGTTTCTCTCAATTATCCGGGAAGGATCATTAAGACAGCAAACGAGATAAACGGGGATATAACCAACTTCTTCGAGGTATTAAGGGATCATGAGCCGGAGTTGACAAGGTTATTGCTGTTAACCCCATGCTCTGAACTGGAGTATAATAACTCATGGGAACCTTCTGGGGATAAGATAGAGCGTGCAAGGAGGTTTTACGTCCGTATCCGGCAATCATTCTTCGGGCTGGGAGCGCAACGAAAAAACAAGGGATGGCATTGCGCCAAGAGCCATGTTAACGCTAGAGGTGGTGAGACCGTATCCCGATGGAACAATGCGATAGAGAAACTGCATGAGGTCGCAGAGGTGATCAGGGGCAATTTCCAGATCACCAATCTGAACTATAAGGATTGCATTGATCGGCTTGATTTCCCAAACGCTTTCTTCTACGCCGACCCACCCTATCCGCTTGAGTGCCGGGCCTCTTCGAATGATTACAAGTACGAGTTCTCTGACGATAAGCATCGTGAGCTTTCCGATCGTTTGCATTCGATCAAAGGCAAGGCAATGATAAGTAGTTATGACTGTCCGTTAATGCGGGAGTTGTACGGGGATTGGAACATGATAAAGTTCCCGGTCAAGAAGAATAACATCCGGAGCAGTGAGGTACAGGAGGTGATTTGGATTAATTATGATTTAGAGAAAACATTGTTTTGACATGAAAGCGAGAATAAGAAAGACTGGGGAGATCGTTGATGTTATCGCCTTCAAATCTTCCGAAGCCTGTCCTGAAAAGGATTGGGTGCGCTATGTGGATTCCGAGGGGCTTGATCTCATACAGGAACTCAACGCTCTAGAGGATCTAGAAGTTATAGATAAGACGGAGAATAAAGCCGTTGATTGGGAACAACGCAGATATGAGATTGCAAAAGAAATGATGGCAGCGTTTCTTAGTAATTCAAGCAGAGAAGTCTATGAAGGCGCTTTTAAAACACAAGCAGAATATGCCGTAGCTTTTGCCGATGCGCTCATAGCTAAATTGAAGGAAGGAGGTGAATCATGAGAAATAAAGAACTAATAGCTCTTCTCCAAGAGCAAGACCCGGAAGCGGAGGTAATGATACGCACGTCCGATGGAGAGTATGAGTACGATCCGGTGGATGTAACATGGGACGAGCAAATTGAATGCGTAATTATTCAGGAGGGGTAAATATGAAAAATGAAACAAAAATCCTCAATTTATTTGTCGGTAACGACAAGTATAGACCAGCATTAAACCAAGCGTTCAAACAAGGAGACATGGTATGTGCCACTGACGCTATCACGCTTATAACAATACCTATATCCTTGATAGGTCTTAGGTATCCGTATCAAGACAAGCCAGATGTATCATCTGTGTTGAATATAAGGAAAGAATGCCATGAGATCATAGAATTGTCTTGGTTGAAGGAATTGTACGATGACGTTCCGATGATAAATGAAACGTATAAGTGCGAGGCTTGCGCAGGTACCGGGATGGTTGATTATGAGTTTTGTTTTGATGATATAATCTATACGGAAGAGGAGGAATGCCCCGTATGTCGTGGAAAGGGTCATTTAGGCGAGACCGGGGAAATGATAAAAGATCCCCAATATGACATTGACATACACGGGAATCCTTTTAAATCCGGGCGTGTGCTTAAAATGATAAATCTCATGAAGCTTCTTGATACCACCTCTTGTGTTCTTGTTTCGAACCCTTCATCTGAACCTAACCTGTTTAGGTTCGAGAATGGCATTAATGTAATATTAATGCCTAGTTTTAGATGATATGAATAAGGTGACAGTTAAAATAAAACATCCATGTCCCGAGTTTCCCTTTTTCGGTGCATCTTATCCAGACGCACGTTGTATCAATGGATATTTATGGGATTTGGATAAATGTAACGAAAACGGAGAACTATATGGAGAGGGTGATATCCCTTGTCCGTTCTGCAAGACCGAGGAATTTATTGAGCATGATCCTTTTTCCAAGGAAGATGAGTTCTATGAAGGTATTGAGGATGAAGAAAAAGCCAAGGGGAAAGCTCGTGAATGGTACTTATCTTACATTGATAAATTGAGGGAAAGATATGGATAATAAGGAATATTTAACAACGAATTATAACATGAATCAAATTTGCACAACTAAAAAACAATCATCCCGGCTATTAGAGGCCGGGGTGAACCCGAAGACGGCGGACATGTATCTTGACGAGTTCGAATGTCCGGTCGCATTTGAATATAGAAGGATTGAAGGGCACGTGGGTCAAGATATGGCATTCCCGGCTTGGTCTCTATCGGCTTTAATAGACATGATGCCAAAATCGTACCAAGACGATATAGACGGAATGATTTATTACCTATCCGGAAATTTCGTTGAACTCATGTACGCATCGGACAAGATCGAGGATGAGGAAGGCGACAAGACTTATACTTGCGCAAACTCCTTCAACAAGGAGAACTTGATGGACAATGTGATTGACGCTATAGAGTGGCTCATCAAGAGAGGTCACTTGAATAAGAAATTCCTAACAGATAAATAAATATGAGCAAAGAATATAGAGTCGTAAGATACTTCGATGGTTATCCCGAATACACCATGTGTAAATGTGATACAATCGAAGAAGCGAGAGTTAAGCGCAAAGAGCATAACGATAAAGAGAACAAGCCTTATATCAGTTATCATATATTGGTAGATGGCGATGAGAAATTTAGTGGTAAATCCTATAGAACTGAATGATTATGAATGAACAGGTATTATCAGTAGAACAAATGCAACACCTTATTAAATTAGGTATTGACGTGAGCAGTGCAAGCATGAAGTTTATAAGCACCCATCCAAGTTGTGATTATAGCGAAGATGATGAAATCGAGTTTATACCAGTCTGTGTTAATTTTTATGCTAAACAGTATAATGAGAGTGGCAAGACATTTACCTTGCAAGATATGTTGGCTCTCATGCCAAAACAGATAGATGACTATACATTGAATTGGTACATATCAGAAATGATTTTCAGATATGATAAAATTGATTTATTTGGTAAGTTTGAGGTGTTAGAGGATTTATCGTTCTATTTCAACGAGAATGTAACAATCTTAAATGTAGCCTATGGTATGCTCTGTAAGCTTGCGGAATGTGGATATTTAAACAATAAGCATTAACAATGGAAAGAGATATTGATAAGAGACAGACGGTAGAAGAAGCGGCTCATTTCTTCGCTGAAAGCAGGAGTAGCGGTAGTGCATTCCCGGCGTATTATCAGGGATTTATTGCAGGTGCCGAATGGCAGGCAAAGCAATTCCCGTGGATAAGCACAAAAGATAAGTTACCTGATGATGAAGATCTGGTAATAACTGGCTGCTGGTGTACTGATTATTTTAAATACTTACAACAGGGTTGGTATTGCAGAGAATGTAATGAATGGTATGATACTAATGGTGATAAAATTTGTGTTACCCATTGGATGCCTATACTCGATCTGAGGAATAGTATTAACCGAGCCTTCAAGGGAGGCTCATAATAAAAAAACAACGAATCATGGAAGAAAACATCAAAGAGAAATCGATAAAACTAGCTATAGAGGCTATGAGGCCCTTACCGGTAAACTCTTTCGCCGGATATTGCAGCGTAACCGATGATCGGTCTCCGGAAGAGAAACATCGGGATAATATGAGGTTCTGCAAAGAGATAAATGAACTTCAATCAGATATGCTCATAACCTTGGCCAGCAAGATAGAAACATTCCTTAATGGATAAAAAGAAAAAAATGACATGGAAATACTTGTAAAGTATATGCGTCTAGTCTATCGTGCAAGATATCATAACAGGCACATCAAATGCCGTATCCGGGCCATCACCTCATGGAAGTTTATAGGCTCGAACGACAACGATTCTATAAGGCGGTCTATCTCCCGTCTTACAGAATCGTTTCTTTTCTTGTTATGTGATCGTGTCCTAGTCATCCATGGCACACATATAAATCCAAACCTTGCCTTCAGGAGCGTCATCGTCAAGGAAATAGAAATTTATAGCGTCCTCGATGATTTTCTTTTCAGCGTCATGGTCAAACCATTCCGAGAACTTCACCTCCTTGTCGTGCCAGTTCGCATTAAGAGCGACGTACACATCCCATATGTTAGCGTTGCCCGGTACGCTCATGCCTTTAGCGACGGCGGTTACTTGCTGGATGTTCCAGTGCTCACCCTTATCCTCCCCCGACTTGCCTTTATGGTGCATTGCCGCCACGTCCATCTTAGCGAAATGCTCATTATAATGAGGACCGCAAAAAACCTCATGTATATCACGTATGGTCTCGTCATACTTCTCGGGATCTTTTTCCTTTAGACACTCCATCGCCTCGTCCAGTTCTCCTATGGCCTCCCACATCTTTTTTTCGGATACCATCCCTTTTGAGTGGTAATCCTTCATCAGTTCTTTGTAACGCATGATCTTGCATTTTAAACATTAATGAATCAAGCGCCGGGAGCCGCTGGAAAGGTAGCGGAAATAGTCAATGGGGTAGCCAAACTTACACCGTAGGCACGGTTACAACACTTGACGTTCTCGGGCGTGACTTGGGTGACGAGAGGGGTAAGAGATATCGTGGGAACAGCGCCAGCGGCCCCGATAAAAGCTACCTTGAATTGCTCGACCCATTGCTTGGTAACCGTCCTGCAGGATCCCTTGGGCGTATAAGCCACAAGTACGGCGGCATTGATCGTAACCGTCGTTTGCGTATTCACCGTACTTTGCTCGGCGACGGTGAAATTGACTATGCCGGTAGGCTGTACGCCATTGTCTGCGCAATAGGCCTGACATAAATTCTCCACTACATTAGTCAAGTATTGTTGGCTGGTAGCGGCGATCGCAATTGGTGTTAATTGAATCATGATCGTAATTATTATTGATTATTTATTTATCCACATCATCACCTTGTGGAATAGGTTCCTCTGTCAATACCTCGTATGAGCCGGTCTTTTCCGGGACCGGAAGATTGTAACGCAACAACGTCCTTAGTTCCTCCAAGTCGGTCTCGAACTCGACCTTTCCCTCAAACAGGGAAAGCCCGCCGTTTCTTATAGCGTCCTCCACCACCTTGTGCGCCAACTCCGGGATAGCCTCATCGGGGATGCCTTGAAGGTACCGAGCCAACATCGGCTCAACTAATGAGGATGACAATCCGTCTAGCAATGGGGATATCTCCTTGGATATGCTCCACATGGGACTTACCCAACCCGTGGAGCGTAACTTAGCGTCTATGTTCGCTATGAAAGGAAGTTGTCCCAACCGAGTTCCCAAGAGACCTTGGATAGCGGGCTGTGCCCACTTATTGAGCACAGCCGCCAGTTTTTGAGCGTTAGAGTACATGGTCATCATCAATTACATCCGCAACATCCCGTATCACAAACCTTACGCTGCGGGATCACCAACTCGCTCAATGCCGCTAGATCCGCGATCTGCTGTTGCATGCATTTCAATGTAGCGGTGTTAGTCCCATTGTAAACGGCTTGGTTCATGTTAATTGAGGCTTGTTCCTCCTTGTTCCTGTTGATGATTGTCAACAAGCGGTCATAAACATCCGCCAACTTTTGGTCAGTGTAAGTGTTGGATTTCAACAAGGCGATCTCAGAGTCCTTAGCGGAAATCTTATCCATCATCCCAGCCTCATAGCGGGAAATAGGCCTGTCTTCGGATGTGATTACCTCAACCGGACCGCCATATCCAGCGTTCCTTACGTTGCCACAACCACCCAAAAGATTCCCGGCGTTCAATCCCAAAAAAGAAGCGATACCTGCGGAAGCTCCCACGGTGTTGTAATTACCTTGGCCTTGCCCGGTGACACTGTACTCCTCACCATTCATTCCTTTAATTCTCATAACCTAGATTTTTTAATGATCATGTCCGGGTTATCCCGGACACCACAAAAATCCACAGAAGTGCCTTGCTAAATAAATATCTCCTTGCTAGCTTGTTGCGAGGTTGTTGCTAGTTCTTTGCGGAAGGGGATGAGACAAAAAAAAGCGCCGCCAATTTGTGTTGACGACGCTTATTGTTGTTGTTTAAACCTTTCAAACCAAAGGCATATACAACGCTTAATTTTTATGGTTGGTTACTTTTTATTTCTACCGGTTCCACCTGTTTCCAATACATGCATTGTAGCGTGGTTGGACTAGATATATATTTTTTTCTATCTGAGTATTTATCAAAACTATTCCTTTCTAGGAATTCATTATACTCCTTAGCTATTTTTGGATTTTTCATATCATTCTCTTTTATATAGCATGAAATAATTTTATATGGTAGACAGGAACTCTGACAATGAATCCATGTCCGAAAATTCTTTAACCTCACTGTCCTCATGCATATTCCTCGGTTTATTTCTATTACCTTTTACTATTTTCATCATCAGATCTATAGAGTCGTTCTCATTCTCCATAGAGACCCTCACTTTATCCAAGGCCAAAGCCTCTATTGTATTGCATAACTCATCCGCAAATGATCGAGACATAAAGTATACATCCTTAAAATCTATACGTACACATGGGCTATTCAAATCCTTAGCCCTCATATAGATTTTTTTAGCTTCTGTCCTAGAACGAAGCTCTCCCCTTATCAATTCTGATATCACAATTGTCTTTTCCATGATCTTCATTCTAAATATTCATAAAAATTAAACATCCTTTCCTCTTTATATGGTATCCTTAATGCCACTATAGTTCCATCCCATTTTATATAATCAGGAAGTCCTATATATGATGTCTCTTCCTCTGACATAAGATGAAACGCTTGCCCAGACAGCAAAAAATATGTTCCTCCAAGTCCCTTAGACAACATTCTCTTGCAAGTACTTATACCATAACCACGATTCTCGGTATCTGGTAAATTTTTAGTCGATATACCCTTTCCAGCGCTTTTTAAAGCCTCCACATCGTTAGTTATACCTCCCTTGCCAGACTTAACATAACTACCCAGTATACTTATACCATTATCCGCTATGCAAATGTCTATATAACTCTTTGACGGATAATACTGAGCAAATATATAACCAAATTCACTCTCTGAATGTTCAGATATATTGTCAATCGTCTCAGTCAGCATATAAGATAAAGCCTTTCTCAACTCTCCTTCAATATTTAATTGCCTTATCATTATATTCTCTGCTACAGACAGTATATCGTTTTTTATGCTATCCTTGCTTTTACATCCCGGAAAATTTATTATAGGAATATATTTTTTCATAGAAAAATATTCCATATAATTATGAAAATCACTAACACTGTCAGCTACTACACCTCCTTCAAAATGAATAGAGTCCAGATAGCTTTTAACACTGTCCGATATATTCTTGCAAACCACATTCTTACCGCACTTATCTCTATAAAGCATAAGAGGCAATAAGAAAAATGGAGTCACAAATGCCGTATATTGGAAGTTCCATATGAAATCATCATCATCGGAATTCTCCATTTTCAGGATTATCCTGAATAGATGATTGAAGGCTTCTCCTATCCTAATATCATTTACCGCATGTGGCATATATATTTCCATAATGAAACTTTTCGTATACAACAAAGCCTCTGCCAAGGCTGGTTACTTGACGAGGCTACAAAATCACCTTTTACGCCGCAAAGGTCGCACAAAATTTTGTTATATGAAAATTTTTTCATAGACAAATCACATGCCTTACAACATAACGCACCCTCAGAGCGTACCGGATAGCTCCTCTTTGACGCTCTCCACCGTCCTTCTCAGATAGTAACTCCTCCTTATCCTGTCCGGATACAAGTTCCGCATCCGGTTGACGGCTTGCCTCGTCATTCCCGTCAGATCGGATATGATATTGTCGCTCAACTTGCGATCGGCCAGTATGGTTATAGCCACTCCCCGAGCGTCAACATTGCGCTCCTTGTTGTTGCTAAACATCATTACCGGATCGGTCCCGCACTCCTTGCAGACTGTCTCTATCACTTTTTTGTAAAAAATTTCCACCTTATTCATAAACTTTTTATTTCGTGGTTTGTTTTACTATCAAGCCGGGCAAAAAAATGCACGGCAGAAAGACATATAAGAATCTTCCCGTCGTGCGTGGCATGAAAAAATAATCAAACTTCCGATCCGATTATTTAGGGAAGATTCTTTTTCTTTATCCTCCCTTTCCGGCTCGTTCTCACGAAGTCACCATCAAACTAATATAAATTATCATGAACAAAAAACGTCAGCCCTTGTTATTCATATAACGCATTCATTCTATTATCAGAGGTTTCCCGGGTGTGAGCCACGGAAGCCTCACCAAATCCTATAGAACCCGCCTATCCCTACATAGGGAGACAACCCGTGTTTACCGATCCCATAACCGGCTATCGCACCGATTCCCCATCTACGTGGGGTGATCGTCTTGGTTATATACTCAGTCTTGCGATAAACCTCGATGTAATCAAGATTAGGCTTGTAACCCGAAATCGACAGTTTATAATCATCCGTCTTGTACTCCTTTTGAGTTATCGGTACCGGAACATATACAGGTTCCTTAATCGTGTCACCGTCTAATGTAATGTAGACAGGAAAAGGCTCAGGTATTGTTCGTACCAGTGTCTCATAGACCGGGTACGGGATGCTGTCATGGATCGTATCCACCTTGGCGGACGTGTCGGTCTTGGATATCGAATCACTGGCTACATTTCCCCGGACATGGTAGCCAGCCGTGAAACTGGCTACCAAGCACACTAGTATTAATATGATATGCCACGGTTTCATCTATCGAACGATCATCCAATCCGTAGCTAGCATATCCGTTTGAGATGCCAACCAGCCATTTACGATAGTATCATCAGCGGCTTTCATACACAAATAAGCCGTGAACTTGATCTTGTCCGTTTCCGAGTCTCCATATTTACTAGCAACCCATTTCTTGACAGCATCAGGTAGGGATTTAACCTTATTCACGACCATGTCCGTAGACAGACAATCTTCAGGACGCTGAAAAATAAACATGCCTTTCCCATTCCATCCTTCACGACAAACCAACTCTCCTTTTTTGATAGCCTCTAAAGCTTCTCCAAATGTCATGTTTTTAGTTGCCATTTTATTTTACGCTTACCTCTACAGCATTAGGTCTTGTTATTGTTAAAGTAAATTCCATCCAGCTATAACATCCGACATATCAGCCTCTATCCCATTCTCGACCTTGCTCATCCCCGCTACTATTCGGATCATCTGCTCACGATCGTTGATGTTGATAGGATCATCAGCCGGGATACCGGCGTAATCGGATACGGCCTTAACGTAAGCGTCCGTATCATTCTCGTTTTCTGGCGCCCATCTTCCTATCATCTTGCGAATCGTGTCAAGCTTATAGTTGTTATAGTAGTTCGACAGGATCTTAAAGATCGCCCGATAGCCATAGGCCATAGTCTCGAACTGCTTAAACGACTTGTCCTTGCTAGGTCGTATCTCGCCTTGAAAGAGATCACTATTGATCCGAATGTTTCCCGGGTTGCAGTTTCGCAACCCTCTAGGTAATTTTTTCTCTGCCATTGTTATTTGATTTTATTCGTATATTTGTGACGCTTTGTTAACCTTGCTATCCTCCCTTGCGAAAGACAGGAAGCTAAAATTTATCCGGCTCCCCTATCCTTTTGGATCTGGGGAGCCTTCTTTATCGCAATCTTTATCCTCCTTATCCTCACTATTTATATTGTTCTCGATAGGAGGATTCCTATTGGTACATTTCAAATCTCTGCATTTAAGTACTTTGTATACCGCTATCTGGGTTGTAAGACGGTTATTCTCGTCACGAAAATGTCCCTGATCGTCGTATAGTTTATCTATAAGATTGCTCAAACCTTTCTTTTCCTCCTGACTTTTGATATACAATTCCTTCCATTGCTCACTCGCTTTCGTCTCATTCTCCAACTCGGCCGATTTCCTCTTTTGCGGAAACATCAGCACTGCTCCAAGACCACCTCCTCCAACAAAGGTTAATACGGCGGTTAACATCATCGTCCAATCCATTCTTCCGATCCTTTTTTTTAATTAGTTAAACAACCACTATGCTCTCATCCTCTCTCGCCGCCTCCCACTCGGCGAAATCGCTATCCACACGGTCTTTCAACGCCTTCCTTTCGTTAAGGAACGTCTTATAAGACTCCACGTATGACAAGTCCAGTATGCCCAGCTGGGCGGCGTTGTAGTCGTTCAGCTTCTTTTGCTCCACGTCCTTGTCCCATAGGGCGTTGATACAGGCCTCCAATATCTTGTTGGCCGTCAACGTAGGCCATACCCTGACCTCGTTGTAACTATAGGAGATCACGGGGGACATATCGTCACCCATCTCCCTTGTCTCCTCTCTAACGTCCCACCGGTACAGGTAGGAACCGTCACCGTCCCGCTCTATTTTAGGCGGCATTGTGTCGCTCCATGATCGCTTCATAAAACTCTGGTTTTAAAATTTTCTTAGCTAAATGCTTGCTATCGCTATCATATATCCAGCCCAGCCAACCGGCTAGACCTGCCTTGTATTCCGTTAAGGATATATTCGGGACTTTATTCAATCTAGCCGCCGCACGGCATAGATTTTGTTTTGTCCTCTTCCTTATCCGTATATGCTCCTTATAGAAAACGAACCCCACGAAATCTATACCACGGCCGCTTTTATCCGATCTTCTCTCAGCGATCTTAAATATCTGGTAATTCCCTTTCAGCTCCAACTTCAACACGGCCAATCTATCGATAAGCCACGGAAGTAATACGTTTCTCAAGAAACACTTATCATGATGGAAAAAAGTCATGTCATCCGCGTATCTGATATAATGCCTTATATCTATAATCTCCTTTATCTCGTGATCCAGATAGGCGAGATAAAGATTCGCAAGATATTGGCTAAGATAGTTCCCGATCGGAACGCCGGGAGCGGAATCGATGATCTCATCCAACAACATAAGCAAGCGATCGTCCTTGATCTTCTTCCGAGCGATGCCTTTCAACACCTCATGGTCTATTGACGGATAGAATTTGCGGATATCAACCTTGAGGCAATAGACGGATTCACGATCGGACAAAGCCCGTCTTGTCCTCTTATACGCCTCCGTTATTCCTCTTCCCTTGATACATGATGTCGTATCAGCCGTGAACACGGAAACCCATATAGGTTCCATGACGTTCATTATGGCATGATGCAATATCCTGTCCGGATAATAAGGGAGCTTGAAGATGATCCTTTCTTTTGGCTCATAGATGGTATCAGTCCGGTACTTGGAAGTCTTGAATGTGCCATCCAGCAGAGACTTTAGCAAACGGCTTAGATTACCCTCTTTGTCCTTGTCAAACAACCTTATGCCGTATGAATCCTTCTTTCCCCTTCGGGCTTTCATGTCCGCAAGTATCAAGTTGTCCATATTCGCTATCTTATCAAATAAATTCCCTATTCTCTTCATTTTATTGTCATTAATTTGCTTTTTATCATAGGGAGTCTTCGGTTTCCCTACCAACACCCTTTATATGGGGAGACTTTTTTCGCCAAGAGGCGAGGCCACCATCCCTGTTTGTTATCTAAATATCTTTTCCCCTCTCTAAAAGTATAGGCGCGAACCGATGTTACGATTCGCATCGGAAGGCGCATTATTCGTATTCACGTTAGCGAGGCCTGCATTCGACCTGTTGTCCGCATTACCGCCAACCAGCACCACCTAGGGATGATCGACCCTCATTCCGTCATTCGAGATAATACCTGTTCCCGGAGGCTCGCATCGTCACTTTCCTCGGGAACTTGTCCATCTCCTTTATCTTACCAAGAACGTACTTGATCTCTTGGGAGTTCGTAAAGAATTTCTTGGCATCACTATCCTTATCCTCTAGATTCTCCTTGATCATGACAAGCGCCCTGTCTTTCCCGAACTTGGTGGACACGCCATCCATGTAATCAATTACCCAGAACGTGAGATTCGTCAACTTCTGTTGGGTGATCTCCGGACAATTAAAATGCCTTGAGTTCTTATCCCTTGGGATATTCAAGAACGACAAGCTGCCGTCATCTTTATTCTTTTCTTCTTCCATTTTTATCCTCATTAAACGTTATACAAAAAAATCCCGACGTGATACGTGCGGCTACGCCGACGTTTTACGATATTCGGGGAAAAAGCAAAGGCGCGAACCGAAGTCACGAGCCGCAACGGAAGGCGCATTAGCCGTACGCACGCAAGCGAGGCCCGCAAGCGACCCGCTGCCCGCAGCACCGCCAACCAGCACCACCTGCATGCGGTTAGCCGATGTGTTGGTGTAATAGTAGTCGCACCAGTAGGTAGAACTACTACCGCCGATCTCCGTAGCTACGATATCACCATCCTCACCTAGGAGCATCTTCTTGGCATAACCATTGGTACGGCAGATGTTGCCTTTCTTGTTATAGCCTGTGTAAGATGTGTCGCTGAAATTCGATGGGTCATCGGTAGTCCATAATATGGATAATCCGGCATCGCCTGTGGTGACCTGTATATTGGCCCCGTCAGTATATTTCCATATATGGCCGAACGGATTCTCTATACCACGATACCTGTTAGCCATCAACGTGGCGTGAGTACCGCCGGAAGCGTTCTTCACGACATATGCCTTCTCTCCCGAGCCGTTCCCGAACTCGTTGGTATAGCCGCATGGGATAAGTGGATTGATCTTGTTGAAGTTAGTCCAATCCGTCATTTGCGTTGGTCCCGGACCTAGGCCGCCTTGTGCGAAGCCGTTAGCGTCCTTCTGGGCGTTGAAAGGCTTCTGGCTGTCCAGCGTGGCGTACTCGACGGCGAATAGCCAGAACAGTGTCTTGTGGGCGTTATAGGTATACATTTCCCATCCGCTGCCTCTTTTCCTTGCGGCTTGCCGGAATTGGTCTCGGGTAAGGTTGGTGACGGGACAACCCAATAAGGAACGGTAGGTGTTGTCCCATTCGGAGGTGTTGTCGCCGCCTCTTGTATCAGTAGAGTTTGTTTTATCCGACATCAATAACCCTAAAGATCTAAGCATTTGCGCCTCACTTGAGCCTATATAGAATTTGCTTATATGCTTGTATCCGGGCAATGGAATCGAAGATAACATCATTCTAAATTTAGTTCCAATTATATATAATTTATACCAATGATCGGGAATCTCTACCATTGACGCATAATCTTTAGACGCAAATGTCATCTTCCATGCCGTTGGTTCATGATAATAATATACTCCTCCATTATTATCTAACACGACTCCTCTCATCCCGCTCTGCACCGGCAAATCCCTATGCAATTGCATATTACCTACTCTAACTCCATCAGGACTAGATGATGCAGTATCCCATTCAACACCGTATGCATATCTTTCTTCTAGATCTGGTATATCTTCCCAAGCTGGAGACCACTCGGTCGAAATGTCACCATATTCAAGTTTAATCTTATGGATGGTGGAAGTTGATGTGCCAGTTTTAGGAGAACTAAATACAACCATATGTGTATTATCAGCTACTGCATCTCCGATATTAGTAATCCATTTAAAAGTCTTACTGGCCTTCCCATTCACAAAGTCAGCCTTACTGAACTGAGCCATAGAACCTACTGCACCAGTAGAGTTATATATAGTGAACATTTCCTTATCATCACCCAATTCTCCAAAAATAGTCAATGTTACTTGTGTTCCTTTAGATATCGGTTCAGTTAGCCAATAATCAGCGATATTGTAATTCGAGTTACTCACCTCCTTCCCTGATCCCAGCAACAGGTTCCTGCCGTACACGGGCAGCTTGCGGTACTTGCCATCAGCCATCAGAGACTTATCCTTGTCCCCCTTGGTCTCCAGCGTTATCGACACGTCCGGATCTTCGTTTTGGGCCTTGTCCGGCGTTATGGTTATCTGGCCGTTAGACGGGGTGGATGTGACAACGGGCTTTAACTTATTAACGTCCGTCCTTAGACCGGTGACCAGATTCCGGATATCCGTATCGTCGTAATGGTCACGCAAGTTAGGCGTGGTTATGGTTCCCTCAGCGGAGGTTATCTCCAAGACGTATTCCGTATCCGTGTTAGTCTTTATCCTCAC